GGTAGTATTCGCCATCTGTCAAGTGTCTCTGGAGTCATGCTTTTTCTTCTTGTCTTTAAAGGCTGATTGGTCGTGCCTAGGATCTTTAGCTTGCTCTATTACTTTATCTATCCAATCACCATTACTACCTGTGTTACGACAATACTCACATTTATCATCTTCTATGTGATGCCCACAAACTTCACATGTAGGCTCGTATAACACTAGGTCTTTTCTCCTCGTTTACCACCTTCTTTTATAAACAATTTTATTGTTTCTTCAGGCACACACATAATCTGTTCAGGTGGTCTGTTGCCATACTCTTTAATTAAAGCTCGTGCAAGCTTAAACGGATGATCCCCTATGAACCTCTGACACATGACTGAACTGTGAAAGTGTCCGTGATCTAATGGATTGTTAAATATAAATACATCTTTTGTTCCGTCTGTATATACACCAGACATTACTGCTACTATAAACCATGCTTTAGTAATCATTTTTTATCCTATGTTATGTAGGCTGAAAGTGTTCTTCACCTGATATAATCACATGAAAATCTGAACTTGACTCTTCAAACCCTACAATTTTATCACCTGCAGCTAATGCAAGATACGCACCACCTTCTACAACTTCTTCAATGCCATTAGCTCCCACACTGTGTTCATCTATAATAAAATGATAAGTAGTTGTTGCAGCTTCATACCACTGAAGACTGTATTTCTTTGCACCACTAG